TGAGATTACTTCAAAGAGATTAATCTTAACTTACAAACAAGACACTGACCAACCTAATAAAAACTACTTCGAGGCAACGGGCGAAATTTACGGGCAAGTAGAATACATTTACGACAACGAGTACGTAAAGAACATAGATAAAAAAGAGATTCTGTTCAGTCCGACTCCGATGTCAAAGACGGTATTCAATGCGGTTGTTCCTTTACTTGCTGGTGCAGCGCCAAAGACGAACATACGAATACTATTCGACGGTGGTATGTTTAACTGCGACCCGTTCAATATTTACGACTACGGGACAACGGGACAGATAGGATTAAATCAATACCCGTCGATAATTCATTTTAACAACCCTTACGTTCCAAGCTTTGACCTTAACTTTGGGGTGTGTGATTACTACTACTATCAACAAAGCATACTTACTAACAACAATTTGTTTAACCTTTACTGGAGGCGAACGATAGGACAGATTAACAACGGTAAAATGTTGACGGCTAAGTTTAACCTTCGAGAAACTGATATCGCTACGTTGAAGCTAAACGATAAGATAAGGATTGATAATTCTTGGTGGAACATTAACAAAGTTATTGACTACGACTGCAACAACCCAAGGTTGACAACGGTTGAACTTTTAAGCATCGACGAAGAGATTGATTTCGCACAATTCCAAACGGGTAAGCCTTTTATTCCAACGGTAGGCGAACTCGGAACAATTACAGAGCCTATCATAAACACGAATAACGAAAACAACAACGTAATAAGTTTAGGTAGCAACGCAATGGTCTACGGTCAAGGTAACGTAATTCAACAAGGTTTTCAAGGTGTTGTCGTAGGTAATAACAAGATTGTCGGAGCGGGTGACTCGGGTGTTTGGACGGACACAATAAACGGTAAGTCAGCAAGTGAACCTTTTCCATTCGGTATAGTTTACACACCTACTTTAGTTGACCAAGATTACACAGTTACCACAGACGACACACTTATAATTTCAGACGGAGCAGCTTTAGTTAATGTTACACTTCCAGCGGTTGGAGATTTCGGACGTACATTTATAATCAAGAATATTTCAACTTTCAATGTAGACGTTCAAGGCACGGGAGGCGATTTAATTGATGGGGTTGTAACCTATACTTTAAACCAATGGGATGCTGTCACTGTTTTGGATTCGGGGACTGAGTGGTTAACCATATAAAACACGATTAAAATTTTACTATTATAAAATATGGCGGGTACAATTAACGTTGGAACAATTCAAGTAGGCGGTTTAAAAGAACTCAAAGCAGAACTTAAAGCGGTTCGTGACGAGTTACTAAATGCGACCGACCCGAAAAGAATGCAAGAACTCGCAACCGCAGCGGGTGAACTAAAGGACAGAATAGGAGACGCAAACGAACAAATAAACGTCTTCGCAAGTGGCTCTAAATTCGAACAAATAAACAACTCTTTCGGTAGCCTTAAGGATTCGATTATGAACCTTGACTTTGAAGAGGCTGCTGATAAAGCGAAAATATTTCAAACAACTGTAACTTCAATAAATCCTGAAACAATATCGAAAGGTATTCAAGGCTTAACAAGTACAGTTAGCACGTTAGGCAAGACGTTTATTCAATTTGGGGTTATGTTATTAACAAACCCTATCTTTTTGTTGGTCGCTGCAATTACCGCTATCGTTGCTGGTATCATTGCCTTAATGAATGCACTCGGAATATTACAGCCAATTATGGACGCTGTCGGAGCGGTGTTCGGTTTTATAGGTGACCTTATTCAAATTGTAATTGATGCAATAAAAGAGTTCTTATCGTGGTTCGGTTTAAGTGAGGGAGCTGCTGAAGAGGGCGAAGAAAACGCTAAAGAACGACACGCAGCAGAAATGAAGCGTAACGAAGAACTCAAGGCACAGCGTGAACTTCTATACAACAACGAACAAAGCGCACTACAACGAACTATTGATTTAAAGAAAGCTGAAGGTAAAGACACTTACCTTTTAGAGATGCAGAAATTAAATGCTACCGTTCAATATCAAAAACAATTAGTTAACCAATTACAACTTCAATATAAAATCTACGAAGCGATAGCCGCTGAGATGGAACTCAGAGGGTTTGCCAATACTGAAGTAGGGAAAGAGGCTGCAAAAAGACGAGATGATTTCAAAAAACAAGTAAATGACTCTTTGAATTTAGGGCTTGATGCTGCTAATCAAATGAAGATTTTAACAATTAATTACGAAAAGTCACAGCAAGAAGAAATAAAAAAGACCGCAGAAGACAGGGCAAAGGCAGCAGAAGAAAGGCTTGAGGCTTTAGAAAAGATTCAGGAGGTCGAAGAAAAATACAGATACAGTCAACTAAGCGAACGAAAGCAAGAACTCGAGGACATTGACAAGAATTATAAAGAGGCTTTCACACTTGCTAAAAAATACGGTCAAGATACCAGCACGTTATTAGCCAATTACAACGCAGAACGTAAAGCGGTTAATGATAAGTTTGACGAAGAAGAAAGAAAGACGGCTGAAGAGAAAGCCGCAGAAATGGACACTCTTCTACGTGAGTTAAATTATAAAACACTTTCTGAAACTGAGGCTTCTCGACAAATGGAAAGAGACGCTCTTAACGATTGGTACGACGAAAAGATTTTACTAAACGAAGCAAACGCTGAATTAGTTAAGAAACTACAAGACCAACAACTTACAGACCAGTTAGCTTTAGAACAAAAGTTTTTCGATGAGGATAAAGAACTAAGAGACGAGAAAGAAAAAGACATTGCAGATTTACGCAGCGAAGTAGCTTATACTTTAATCAATGAAGAGGATGCCGCAAGACAAAAAGAACTTGACGACCTTGCTGCGTGGTACGAAGAGAAAATGTTATTAGCGAAAGACGATGCAGCTTTGCAAGTTCAACTACAAAAATCTTTAACGGAACAAGTAAAAGCAATAAACGACCAAGCGAAAGCCGACGAGATTCAAGCGATTATAGATAAAGGAACTGTAATTGCAGACTTAACAAAAGACGGTTTAAGCGCAGTTAACGACATTGTAAGCGCATTCGCTGGAGAAAGCGAAAAACAACAAGAGAAAGCGTTTAAAGTTAATAAGGCGGCTAATATTGCAATGGCTGTAATCGATACTTTAAAAGGTGCTGTTTCAGCGTACACAAGTCAGATAGTTGCGGGTGACCCTACGAGCGTTATTCGTGGTGCTATCGCTGCTGCAATGGTTACGGCTGCTGGTATTGCAAACATTAAAAAGATATCGGCAACACAGTTCAAAGGAGCAACAGCTTCGAACGCTTCAGGCGGTGCGGGTGCAAGTGGTGGCGGTGGAGGTGTTCAACCAGCAACCCCACAAACAAACTTGTTCGGACAGTCTAATAATATGAACACGGTTACAAGCGCTCAAAGTGTAGAAAGTCAGCAAGTAATTAAGGCGGTTGTTGTTGAAAGCGATATTACAAACAGTCAATCGAGAGTAAAACGAATGGAAGAAAACGCAACACTATGACAAGCTATTACGCACTATTAAATAAACTCGAAACATTCTTTAATAACCACCTACAAGTAAAGAAATTTGGCGGTGAATTTAGAGAACAGATGCCGAACTTTTCCACGATGGATGAGCGCTATCCTTTGGTGTATGTTGTTCCTACGTCTGAGATAAGCGGAATGAATACGAACGTGTTTACTTTAGACGTTTATTGTGTGGATATTATTCAGAAAGACCGTGCCAATATAAACACGATTCTAAGCGACACACAACTTATATTAAATGACCTTTATTTATATTACACAGACGGGACAGATTTAAGCGTTACAGTATTAACTGACCCGACAATGACCCCGTTAAACAACTTTGATTTAGACTATGTTGCGGGTTGGGTTGGTACGTTTACATTTGAGGTTGACCAATACAGTGTGTGCGCTATTCCAGTTGAACCGATTACTCCCGTAACAAATGAATGTCAATGCGACCCTTCAACAGTTGAACTTGTAAACACTTTAGAAACTGTTTTATTAACCGAGTCTATTGACTGTGGAACAACTGAACAAATAATTGCACCTGACGCAACACTTCAAATTAAAAAAGAGAACGACGGAACGATTCATGTTGAAGCTGTTCCAAGTGGTGTTACTGAAACTTATTTTGTATTAGACAATGATTTAACAGTTAACGGAGCGAACCCGTTTTCAATTCACGCAACAGACCCACTTGATATTAGATTAAGAGACCAACATAATAATATTATAACTCCAATAAGTGTTATATATAACGGTAATTCAAACCACGTTACAATAAAAATAAATGTTTAACTTTAAAATAAAAATAAAATGTCAACAAATTTAATGGGCGAATTAGTCGCAAACAAAGGAACTTTTATCCTTAACAACACAACAGAATATACAGCAACAATTGACGCTATTGTCGTTTTAGAAGACACTGTTTTTGCTGCTGTTAAAATAGCTGGGACAGACGTTAAAGCGTCTTATATTGGAACACCAGCAACAGCGGTCAAAGCTGGAGCTATATTAACACCGAAAAGCGATTTGAAATTCAGCGGTGTTGATTTAACTTCGGGAAGTGTTGCACTTGTATTAGGGTAATTATGTACGGCTACGGACACAGTTTATATTTAACAACACGTTCAATATTTGCTAACTCAGCAAGTGGTGGCGGAGTTGACCCTGACGCTCAAGCCTTTATAACGGCTGCAGCAATAACTGACCTTACACAGCAAGAGGCTATTAATCAGCTTGTTATTGACTTAAAAGGTTACGGTGTTTGGACTAAAATGAAAGCGGTTTATCCATTTGTAGGAGGTACTGCAAGTACTCACAAGTTCAATTTAAAAAATCCTTTAGATACAAACGCTGCATTTAGATTGGTATTCAACGGTGGATGGACGCATTCAAGTACAGGTTTAACACCTAACGGAACTAATGCTTATGCAAATACTTTTTTAATTCCATCTTTGTTATTAAATTTAAACAGTAAATCTTATAGTATTTATTCAAGAACAGATAGTAACGGATTATTTCACGATATTGGAACACACGGTTCTTCTTCAAATGATTACGATACATTCTTTACAAGATATTTAAATGAGTTTTACGGTACGATTTCATCAATAGCTGATTATACGAAGTTTTCTAATTTAGATTCATTAGGATTTTATAGTTCATCTCGCACAGCATCAAATGCTATTGAAATATATAAAAATGGAGTTTCAAAAATAACACAATCTAAAGCTTCCGGTGCAAATTCAGATGCTCCTGTTTATATTTCTGCGTTCAATAATAACGGTGGTTTACAGCAATATTCTAATAGAAATTTGGCATTTGCTTCAATAGGTGACGGCTTAACAGATACGGAAGCAACTAATTTTTATACAGCAGTTCAAGCATTCCAAACAACTTTAGGTCGTTCAATAGGAACACAAACCGTAAGTGATGCAGATGCACAAGCGTTCGTAACAGCAGCTAACATTCAAGACCAAGTAGAGGCTAACGCTGTGAATAACTTAGTAATAGGAATGAAGGCAGATGGAGTATGGAGCAAGATGAAAGCTATCTATCCTTTTGTAGGAGGTACTGCTTCTACACATAAATTTAACTTAAAAGACCCAAGGGACTTGGATGCTGCGTTTAGATTATCTTTTGTGGGTGGTTGGACTCACTCAGTAAATGGTGCTTTACCAAGTATAAATGGTTATGCTGAAACATATTTAAATCCATTAAATACTTTAAGTTCAAGTTTTTCATCGCATATGAGTTACTATTCAAGAACAGACTTAAATGGAAATTATATTGATATGGGATGTGAACAAAATGCTGCTTCAAATAGAATTGTGATGCACATAAAATATTCTGGCACTGCATATTATGACCAAAACGATGGTTCTGGTGGAAGGTTATCATTTTCAATGTCCACAGAAACAACAAAGGGTTTATTTTTAATGAGTAGAACTGCAAATAATAGTGCTAAAGGTTATAAAAATGGCATTCAAAAAGGAACAACTAATACATCTTTAATGAACACTTTGCTTCCAAATAAAAGTATTTGGGTTTCTGGTTTTAATTATGCATTTCCTTCTTATAGTTTAAAAGAAACAGCCTTCGCTTCAATAGGAGACGGATTAACAGATACAGATGTAACTAACCTATACACAAGAGTACAGAATTTTCAAACAACATTAAATAGACAAGTATGATAAACGTAGGACTTTTAACAGAGATACAAAAAGACGAATTAATCGGACAGTTATATGATGAAGATTCATATTTCAATCCTATTCAAGACTTAAACGATAACTGGATAATTTCAGTAGAAGAAATAGACCAGTGTGTAAACCCTGAATTTATATGGGTTAAAGATTTACCTTTGATACCATACGAACCAAAACCAACCCCACCAATAGAATAAGATGGCTAAAACTTTTAAAGTAAAATACGCAACACGAAACAAACTTGCAAAGTCTTTGCAAAAAGAAATTCGTGCGCTTGGTTTGATTGACGAAGGAACGCTTTACGATTCGATTAAAATTTCAGCAATGACTGGAAGTAAATTAAACGAGATTAACCTAACAATTAACGCAATGTACTATTATTTGTTTTTAGATGAAGGCACGTCAAGAGGAATACCTCCTTATTCAATAACGGATAAATGGCTTCAGCGCTCAGATACACAATCAATAATAGGTGAAATAGTAAACGAGTATATTGCTTGGCAATTTGAAAACTATCCTTTCCTACAAATGGCAACTATTTTAAATGCACCAAAGGTTAAAATACAATTCAATTGGATTGATTCACCTTATAAAAACTTACCAACAGAACCAATGACACCATTCTAACTTAAAACGTGCTTCATTGATAGCATATTGAACACAAACGTCAAGGGTAGGTCGGTAACTTGGTCTACCTTTGTAACGTCTTCACCAGCTAAGTTATAAACTAAACTTTCCCAAGCGTACTTGCCTCGTTTCTTTTCGTTTTCAACTTCCTTTTTTTCTTCAGGTGTTAATTCTTCGGTATCCTCTTCGCCTTCAAACTGAGGTGCAAATAAATTTTCGTATTGCTTAGTAAAACTGTCTCGAAATTTAAGGTACTCAGACACTAAACCAAACACAGCAGTCACGGGTATTTCTTTGAATAGTTCAGAACGCTCAAATAGATTGTAATTATAAGGCTCAAAAACACGATTACCCCACTCGTCTTGTTTAGTTTGTCTGTAAAATATAGCTGTAATAATCGGTATATTTCCGATTTTGTCTTTAACTGTAAAATAGTCAGCATCAATAAACTCACCAAGCGTTATTTTATCGAAGGGTTTAAACGTAAATTTGTCTATTTGTTCATTGATTTTAACACGGGGTTCTGACCTTAGCCAAATTAAATCCTTTAAAACGTTGTTTAGTTCGTCTACTTCAAGGTCATAAAGGTCCTCAGGGTCTTCATCGAGTAGAATAGAAAGCGTCTCTACTTGCATTTCGAAAACGCTATCAAAATCCTTTTCCTCTAAACTTGCTAACTCAGTAAATTGATTAACCGTTATTTGATTCCAACTCTTTGGCAACTTCATCATTGATTTGTTTAGCGGTGTCTTTCATTTTCTCACCTATAAAAGCAATATAAGGAAGTGTGAACTCGGCGTTTAGTTTTTTAAATAGGTTTGCTTTGTGTTTAATGTGTGCGTCTGCGTAGTGTTCTTGTTCTTTTAAATCCGTTCGTTTAAATAGCACCGCAATAACTTTAGAAATATAGTTGTTAGGGTTGTTCTTAATAATCTTTTCAATGTGCTTCATATCACGAACTGAAATAGTAAGTTTCTTATCGTGGCTTTTGTAAGTATAACCCTCAAGTTCAAACGACTTTAAAAACTTCTTTGATGCTTTGTAGGTAATAGCATTAAACTCTTTGACCTTTTCTTTAAACTCAGTGAATTCAAGTTCGTTAACTTCCGTTTCATCAGCACCCAAAAACACGAATATATTTACCCACTTTTCAAAGGCATCTAATTCTTGACTGGTTATTTCTGAAACCTTTTCGAACTGTTCAATTGTCAGTTCATTAATTACGTTTGGCACTTCTTTCGTTCCGATTTTTAACATAGCTTTTTTTCAACAAATATAAAAAAAATAACACTTATAAAATAACACCTATTATTTAGTAATGAAAGAGGAGTTACCACTTTATAAAATAACTATCGACGAAGAATACAGCGAAGGCGAAGAACTCGGTATTGATATGATAGCGTTCACGTCAAAACCCGCCGTTATGGTTAAAGGAATGGCGTTTAAGGCTGTCGAGAATTTCTTTTTTAAAGACGAACCAAAAATGAGGATTGTTGCACCCGCAATGATTCCGATGAACATATATCGAAACGACGAAGGTGAAGAGTATTTCGTTCAATTTACTGAACAAGAAATAGAGAACATTTACTCTAAGTTTATGCAAGACTTGAACAATCAAAATCTGTTCAACCTTGAACACACAGAAAAGAAAGTTCCAGCGTACATTTTAGAGGCTTGGATTGTTGACAACCCAAAAGAAGATAAGAGTTATTCAACATACGGTATCGAAGTTCCAAAAGGTACTTTGATGTTAACGGCACAAATTACAAACAAAGAATATTACCAAGAGTTGGTAAATAAAGACCAAGTAGGCTTCTCGATAGAGGGTTTCTTAGGTCTTAAATTAAGTAATCAATTAAATAAATTAAGTATGAAGTTACCTGACGGTGAACACTTAATCGAGGGCAAAATCTACGTTGTAAAAGACGGAGAAGTTATCGAGATTAAAGAAGAAGTTCCAGCGGAAATGGAAGCGGAAATGGCAGCTGAAGAAGTTGTTGAAGCTGAAGTTGAAGCCGAAGAGGTTGCGGCAGCGGAAGTTGAAGAAAAAGTTGAAGAAGAAATTGCAATGGCAGTTGACCCACAAACAGATTCTGAAGCGGTTCTTGCTATCGTTCAACCTGTTTTAGACGCAATGGCAGTTGAGTTAATGAAAGCTATTGCTGAAGTAAAAGCATTAATACCCGTTGTTGAAGAAGACGAGGTTGAAGAAGTTGAATTGTCGGAGCAAAAATTTTCCGCAATTGACAGACTAAAAAAATACAGACAATTATTTAAAGAAAACTAAAATGAACAGAAAATTAAAATTCGATTTGGATATCGAAACTAACGCACTTTTATGTGCTAACCCTGACGAGTTTTACTCTCGTGCTTATTTAACTGAAGACCTTGTAGACAACTACCGAACTTTGCCAGGCATTAAGTCAGAGACTAAACTTGCAAACGTAACTTTTGGAAATATCCTTGCGCCTTCAAATTGCTCATTTTCAGCACCCAACGATTCTTTGGACGCTATCGATATAACGGTGTGTGCCCTCTCAGCTCTCAGCCAAATCTGTCAATTTGAGCTCGAGCAGTCTTTTGTTTCTTTACAAATGGCTCAAGGTTCTAACGGAGATTTCACTGTTGCTTCTTTTATGAATTACTACTGGAACGAAATGTCTTTGAAAATCCAAGAAGATTTAGAGTTTATCCGTTGGCAAGGTGACACAGGAAGCGACGACGCTGTTCTTGGTTTGTGTGACGGCTACTTGAAGAAACTTTGTAATGATGGTGATGTTGTTGGACGTTATAACGGTGCAATAACTTCTTCAAATGTTATCGACGAAATGGCTGCTACTTACAATGCTGCTCCAGCTGCGGTTATCCGTAGAAAATCTGACTTAAGATTCTACGTTTCTGCTGACGTTGCTGCTGCTTACGAACTTGCTGCTGCTTCAGGTAACACTCAGACTTACGTTACACTTCCTTTAGGGTTGACGTTCTTAGGAATAAAAGTTGTTGTTGCTGAGGGAATGCCTACTTCAACAATGGTGTTGACGCTTAAGTCTAATTTGATTTATGCCTTTGATGGTGAATCAGATAGTAAAGGGTTGAAGGCAATCAATTTGACTGACACAGTTGCAGAGCCTTACTTGAGAACTCGTGCGAATATGAAGGTTGGTTTCCACTATACAAACCCATCTGAAATAGTAGTTTACTCAGTTTGTTTTGACTAATTAATTTAATTAATAACTTGAAGGGGGTTCGGGTTCGCCCTTACCCCTTTTTTAATACTTTATAGATATGGCGTGCACGACATTAGAAGCAATAATCAAAGGATGCGACAACAATATAGGAAGCATCACAAAAATTTATATTAACGACCAAGAGAATGTAACTGCGGTTACAGAGGACGTTCCAAACTGGATTATAACAGCAATAACGGTAACTGCTGACTTCGAAGAATTCGAGTTCAGAAGAAACACTTCTAACTACACTGAAGAGGCTGCAATTGATTTAATCAACGGCTCGTCTTTCGTTACTCAGACTATTAACTTAATGTTCCACAGACGTGAAGGAGCAAAGTCAAGAGCAATTAAAATCCTTGGCGAAGGTCAAAGAGATTTGGCGGTTATCGTTCTTGACGGTAACGGTAAGTATTGGTACTTTGAAAAAGTTCAAGTAACTGCTTACGGTGAGGGCTCAGGAACAGCGAAAGCTGACGGTTCTAAATACAGTTTGGTGCTTACATCTGAAGCGGAAAATCTCGCATTCGAAGTAGATGCAGACGTGATTCCTACTATTATTTAATAGACTACCTAAACACGGAAAGCCCTCGGAGAAATTCGGGGGTTTTTTGTTTTATAACAAACACGTAATTAACCCTATTATTAAATAAGATGATTTACTTAGACAAAGGCGAAATAAACACGTTTGTGTTAACTTTAAGTGAGAGCGCAACCATAACTACTCCCGTTTGGTTGTTCGTCTTTGAAAACGAATTTAACACGGAATCGCAACCGATTTACTGGGTAGGTGTTGACACTTCACCTTACACTTATCGGTACAATTTATTTACTTTAGAAGAGGGTGTCGACTTGACTTTAATTATAGGTCAATACACTTACAAGGTTTACGAAAGCCCAACCCCTATAATAGTAGACCAAAACACAAGCGAAATAGGTTTGAATTTAGTTGAAGAAGGTCGAATGGTGGTTAATGGTAACGCACCAAGTTCAATTTATGATTAATTTATGAAGATATTCGGAATAGAAATAGGCGGTAAAAAAGACAGCGTTGAAGTTGTTCAAGGTAATAACTACCAAGCATTCAGCACACCTTTTTTAAGAGTAGGCGAAGGTAATCTTTCACTACCTTACGTAAACTCGAGACAAGTTGTTAACGGGCGAATAAGATTTGGAAGCGACGACCTTTACCCGCAGCTACTCAATCAGATGTATTACACGAGTCCGTTACACGGTGCTATCGTAGATTATAAAACAAACGCTGCGGTTGGTGGTGGGTTTGAATTAACGGTAGATTCTCAAGCAACTGCGACGGAAAAAGTAGACGCATATACATTTGACAAGCGAACCAACTTAAAACAACTTGTTCCCGTACTAACGAAAGACGTTATCATTCACAATAGAGCGTATTTTTACCTTTGTTTCAACCAGTCAGGCGACCTAATTAAAATCAAACATATCGGAGCGGAAAAAATTCGTAAGGATAAGTACGGAGAAACATACTTTATTTGCGAAGATTGGAGTTCACAAATTGACATTAAAGAAATAAAGCCTTACCGATGGAACTTAAAGCAACGTGAATGCTTATATGTTTACGAAAATAAATCAGTAGGTCAAGACGTTTACCCTTTACCGCAGTATAGTTCGGCTATGAATTGGGCGTTTTTGGACGGTGAAATGTCGTATTTGCAAAAGTCGAATATAATAAACTCTATTTTCCCATCATTTGCGATGATGTTCCCTAAAAAACCGCAGTCAGAAGAGGAGAAAATCGCAATCAAAAACACTATCGACAAGGCTAAAGGAGCACAAAACGGTGGTAAAGCTATTGCATTCTTTGCAAACAACGCTGAAAGCTTACCTAAAATCGAAAGTATTCCAACGAATTCAAACGACAATCTGTTTCAAAACACGACTGAAAGTATAGATTCAAAGATTTGTCAAGCGCATATTATAGACCCTATCTTAATGGGTATTCGTGTGAGTGGAAAACTTGGTTCAGGAAGTGACATTAAACAAGCTTACATTATATTCGAGAAAAACACGATAATCCCACTTAGAAACATTATCGAAGACATAGTAAACGACTTGTTGAAAATCGCAGACGTTAAAGCTGACTTTACTATAAACAATTTCCAAATCGTAAACGAAACTATTGTAGAACTTGACGAGGATACAAACGCAGTAAGCGACGCTCTTAATACGATGTCGCCTTTACTTGCTACGAAAGTACTTGAGTCGATGACAATAAACGAAATTCGTGCAATGGCTTCTTTGCCACCCGTTCAAGGTGGTGACGTTACTCGAGACCAACAAGCGCAACAAGCAACGCAAACACCGACATTATGATTTACTTTATAACTGAAAACTACTTAAAGACGCAAACACCGATAACGGCAAACGTAGACGTAACCGATGTTACTCCGTACATCAAGACTCAGTCAGATATGCGAGTACAACCAATTCTTGGAACGTACTTTTACAACTATATGTTGACGGGCTACAATGCGCAAACTTTAAATAACGACGAAGAAACACTCGTTACTTATATTCAACCAGTAGTAGCTTGGCGTTCCGCTGAAGATGCTGTTTTTGGCTTATCGTACCAACTTAAAAACAAAGGTATTCAACAACAATTTGGAGACTACTCAAATGCGGTTACACAAAACGAAGTAGCTTTTTCGATGGAACACTACGGGCAAAAGGCAAGTTTTTACGAAGCGAGATTATTCAGATTCTTAAAGGAAAACAAAGACTTGTTTCCTGAATTTATTTCAGACCTAAATAAAGACTCGGATATCAAACCAAGTAAAAAAGAGGACACAGGGTATACAACGCAAATTTTAATACTTTGAAAACTTACATAATCACTTTATTTAATTCGTTGCTGGTCTTTTTAAGTCCGATTAAGTTTATAGTTTTACTCGTTGCTTTGTCTACGGTTATCGATACCTTTTTCGGATTATGGAAAGCGTATAGAGTAGGCGAAAGCATTCAATCTAAAAAATTAAGACACGGATTTGTGCCTAAACTAATAACTTATTGTGCTGCGGTAATCATTACTTACGCCACGGATTACTATATTTTAAACGACTTAACACAAACGGTTGTCGCAGTTGACCATTTAAGCACAAAACTACTTGCTTTAGTTCTTATAAGCATCGAAGTAAAATCAATAGATGAAAGTTTTACAAAGGTTAAAGGCTATTCGTTTATTACCAAAATAACCAACTTAGTTCGAAAAGTTAAAGATGTTAAAAAAGAACTCCAAGAATGACACTAAACACAAATAAATTCACGTTTATTTTAATGCTTGTTTTAGCGTACATTTTATTATTTAGGTGTTCAGCTACCTATCACTTAGAGAAAGCCGTTAAAAAGGGCGTTAAAATCGATTCTCGAATAGATACGGTTCGAGTTTACTTCCGTGATTCAGTAATAAAAGACGGATTCAAAGAATACTTTTACAACTACCGTGACACTATCGTTCAAAATAATACCGTTTACGTACCAAAGACACGATACCAAACTAAAACCGAGTACAAAATAATCAAAGAACAAATTCAGCAAGACGCAAAGACGGACAGACTGCAATTAAAACAAGACGCAAAGACCGACCGCAAAGAAATACAAGCGGAAAAAAAGACTTCATTAAGCTCAACACTTAAAGTTTTAGCTGTTATTCTTGGACTTGTATTGTTAATTGTTTTACTTTTAAGGGCAAATAAAAAAATCGGACTATGAACAATGTGAGAAAATACACAGACAAACAACTACTTGACAAGGTTAAATCCTTAGACACCTTCGAAAGTATTCCATCTAATTATTGGGCTTTATTTGTACGCTCAAATGAAGATGCTGCGAACCTATTCGACGACAAATGTTATATTTTCAACGGGTCTAAATTCGTGACGGTTACAACTTGTACAACTAACAAAGGTCACAAAGGCACTGGAGTAGTTGAAGCGAACGTATGGAATTACGACGGCTATAAATTAGGATTACATAGAGGTAAAACTCCAGCGGGTATTCAAGTAAAAGGTTTCCCGTATCGTAGAGACTTTACAACAGATGGAAAAACGAACCCAACTACCGAAATAAAGAACGATATTCGAGGTTTTAATTTTCACGCTGCAACACACAACTTGAAATCGACAATTATAGTTAAAGAGATTGGTCCGTGGTCCGAAGGTTGCCTTGTGTTCAATAACACACCTGACTACGTTAAGATTCTAAACCTATTTAAACCACAAAGGACTTGGTCTTTCGTAATTGTAGACGAATTTGAAGCGGAATAACAACCGCTTTTTTTATTTACCTAACCTTTTTTTATGATTTATATTAAAATATATTTCACGATAATTTTTCTTGTTGCGTCGTTTACAATGATTAGCAGTTCACTTATCTATACTAACGATAAAAACTCTGAGTTATGGTGGAAAATTACAAAAGTTAATCTCGTAATATTTTCTACTTTGATTGTTCTACTTGGAATAATTTTAGTTTGGTTCTTTTAATTAAATATACCTAACCTTTTTTTATGCGTAGACGCTTATTCTTTGACATCGAAGTAAGCCCGAATATTGTCTTTTCGTGGCGTAGTGGATATAATCTAAACATTGACCCTGACAACATTATCGAAGAGCGTAAAATCATTTGTGTTTGTTGGAAATGGGAAGGGAAAGACGAAGTTCACTCTTTAACGTGGGATAAAAAGCAAAACGATAAGAAGCTACTCAAGGACTTTATTAAAGTACTCAATTCAGCGCACGAAATTGTCGGTCACAATTCAGATAGGTTTGATACTAAATGGCTACGCACACGGGCTATTATGCAAGGCGTTGATATGTTAGCTCACTATGTATCAATTGACACGCTTAAAAAGGCTAAAAACGGCTTTTATTTTAATTCAAATAAACTCGATTACTTGGGTAAGGTTTTACTCGGTCAAGGTAAGTTAGAAAACGGTGGGTTCGATACGTGGCGAAAGATAGTTTTAGACAAAGATGAAGAAGCTTTAGAACGGATGGTTAACTATTGTAAGAAAGACGTCCAAATATTAGAACAAGTTTATCACAAATTAGAGCCTTATATTAAACCTACTCAACACTACGGTGTTATGTTTGGCGAAGAAAAGTTTTCGTGTCCTCACTGCTCAAGCTATAATATAGCACGACACGCAATGTATGCAACAGCAGCGGGAACTATTAAATATCAAATGCGTTGTAAAAGTTGCAGAGGTGGAACATTTATTTTCAATCAAAAGACCTACACAGACTTATTAACATTTCAGATTAAACAGAAAAATATTCGTTAAATTAGCAATATCTTGTTTTTTCGGTTAGGTTTGATGCAAAGAGGCGGTGGCAACACCGCTTTTTTTATGCCCTGAAACCCGCATAAACATTGACAAACTAAAAATAATTGAAAAAAATATTAAAAAAGTTTTGCACGTTTAAAAAAGTTATGTACATTTGTAAGGTAATCAACAACGAAAAAACAGAAATTATGAAAACAGTAACAACAAAAAAAGAAGTTTGCCAAATCTTAGGAATCCCAACAGTTTTGGTTTTAGTAAACGAGGTTGTAGTTTGTAAGCTTTACAGCGTATCAAATCCAGTTAAAGAAGGTTATGATTCAAGAGTAAGATTTGAAGTATCTAACTACAAAAACGATTTAGGTTTAACTTACTGGTCTAACGTTACAAGAAGCATTAAAGACGTAGTTAAATATTTCTCTAAATAATAAAAACAAGAGCAATGAAAAACTTTTTAAAATTTGCACTCGCAGTTTATTTACTCGGTTTAATTATCGGAATCATTGAAAGCATTTAAAAACAAGAAATCATGACAGAAAAACTAATCAACTATCAATTAAAAGCAAACGAGTACACTCGATTAATTGACCAAGCGCAAAGAGAAAACAAACAAATATTAGTTGACGCTTACACTGAATTACTCAATCAATACAACACACTAATTAACCTTTGTATTAACAACCTTTAAAAACAAGAATTATGTATTATTTATTTAGCAAAAAATTTGATTTTTTTAAAACTTACTTAAACGACGAGTACGCCGAATTTGGACTAAACGGTAAAATTTACAGTATTAACTTCGAGATTAAAGACTATACTTGCATTTATAGCAGTATGAAATTCTATTTTATGGACGAGTTCTTTGATGATGTTCTTCTTGAGGGTCAGGAATTAGAAAAACACGGTATTACTTTAGACCTTATCGAATATATTCACGACGAAATCAACGACGAGATACGAATTTGGTTTGAGCAAAACTACACTTACGACCCTGACGAAGATATTGAATACTATTTAGAACAAAAACAACAATCATTTAATTATTAAGCTATGAAAATTACACTTGAATTTGAAGACTACGAAGACGCTGAAGTTCACCTACGAGGTTTAGATTATTTTAGCGCATTGCACGACTTTAAACAATGGCTTCGCAACGAATGGAAACACGGAGACTATGAACAATATCAATTTGAGATGCTTGATAATATTTACGAGAAATTCAACGAAACGTTAAACGATTATAAAATAGAAATATGAATTACATCGACTTAAACAGCATAATAGAATACTGGACTAAAAAGAAACACGAAGGAGACAAAGGAGGAACTTTCAATTTACAACTTTACTTACAATACTTAAAAGCGAAAAGCAATGAAATACAAACGAGGTAAGATAGCAAAGATTATTGAAGTATCGTCTTTTGAAATGGTCGACTTTTACGAAGCTTGTCCTTACATTTTCGAAGGTGAACTATTAAAAACACGAAAACAAGAAGTAGTAATTTGGAGAAATATCGGTATGGTGTGGAACTGGATGAGTGGAAAATGCTTACAAGATGCTGGTAAAGACTTCGGTAGAGACCACTCAACGGTAATCCACGCTATAAAACAAGTCTTAACAACTTACGAGGGTTACGGATACCAAGAAATAAAAGAAAACATTGAGTTAATAAAAGAAAAATCACGTTGCCACATTAAGCCAGTAGACGATATTAACGTAAACGAGTTAAAAAATTTAGTCCTTTTGGAAAATCGAATTAGTAAATTACTTAAATTAGCACAAATCTAAAAACAAAATAAAATGAAAAAACAAGAAACAACCGTTGAAGCTGCGGCTTTAACATTCCTTCAAAAGTTGCACAACGCAAAGCAATCAATTAAGAAAGTAGCGAAGAACGCTAAAAATCCACACTTTAAAAACAATTACGCAGACATTAACGCTTTAATTGAGGAAGTCGAGCCTATCTTATTAGAAAACAGACTTTTATTATTACAACCTATTGAGGACGGTTATGTTTATAGTCGAATAGTTGACATTGATAGCGCTGAAATATGCGAAAGTTGTATGAAGTTACCCGAAATTACCGACCCTCAAAAGATAGGTAGCGCAGTTACTTATTACAGACGATACACTTTGCAGTCACTTTTAAGTTTACAAGCTGTAGACGACGATGCAAACACGGCTTCACAAGCTATAAATCCAAACAGACAACCATTAAATGATGAAAGGTTTACAAAGGCTCTTGACGCTGTTAAAAATGGATTAGTAAGAAGGGATAAATTAATCAATGATTTTGCTTTAACAAATGAGCAAGTTAAAAAATTATTAGAACTATGAAAATACGTTGCTCACAATTAGGAAAAATAATGACAGCACCTCGGAGTAAATCTGAGGTGTTAAGTCAAACTGCGAAAACATACGTCGAAGAACTTGCGAAGGAACATTTGTTCGGTATTAAAAAGGTGTTTAAAAGCCGTTACACTGACAAAGGAAACGAAGTCGAAGAGAAAGCAATCGAACTCACTGAGGAGGTTTTAGGATTCGAGTTTTTAACCAAGAACGACGAGTATTTCGAGAACGACTACATTAAAGGAACTCCCGACATTATCACCTCGTCTTTAGTAATTGACGTTAAAAGTAGTTGGTCAGGTGACACGTTCCCGTTCTTTGAAAGTGAATTACCCAACAAAGACTATTATTACCAAGTTATGGGTTATATGTGGCTCACCGGTAAGAAGAACGCTTTAATTAGTTATTGTTTAATTAACACACCAGAAGAAATTGTCAACGATGAAATACGAAGAACAGCGTGGGGTAAATACGAAATTGAACCCTCTGAAGAAACTATTCGAGATGTTATGTCTATTCATAATTTCGACCATATATCGAAAGACCGAAGAGTAAAAGCCTTTCACGTTGAATACAATGAGGGCGTAGTTAACGAGATGAAAACACGAATAGAACATTGTCGAACCTATTTTAATGAATTGATAAAATGAACATAACAAACGAAAGCATACAACACGAAGACACCGTTTTAATTGCGGTACTCGGCAAATATTGGGAACGGTCAAAACTCGGGCAACAGAAATACGGAACTAATTTAGACCGAACCGACGTTGATTTGTTAGGATGGTTAAACCACTTGCAAGAGGAGTTGATGGATGCGACACTTTACATTGAAAAACTTAAACGAGAATTAAAATAATTTACTTAAATTTAAAACAAAAAACGATGGAACAAAGAGAAAACACGGGAGCAATATTCAAGAACGACAAAAAGACGACAGATGCGCAGCCAGGATACAAGGGAAAGCTTAACTGGAAAGGCGAAGAAATCGAAATTGCTTTATGGGTAAAAGAAACAGAAAATGGAAAATTCTTTAGTGCTAAACTATCCGAACCTTTCAAGAAAGAAGAAAGCGTGTT